GTGGCTAGGAGTGGTTTGGTGTTACGTTTTACTCTTGGTCTTCTGCTTCATCTTCGTCGATATCTGCTTCTTCAGCATCGAGGAAGTGTTGAACGAAGGTGTACTCGACACCAGTTTCGGGAAGAGTGTATGCACCAGACTGTTGTTTCTTAATCTGGTTCATAACACGACTCCAGGCATGAGCCCAGATTACTTTACCATCAGCATCCATGGTGGTTTGGGTAAAACCTGCTGCACGAAGAGCAGCTGATAGTGTTGGGTAACGAGCTTCATCACCAACGACTTCGATCTCGTATGCGGGTTGGAACTGCATAGCCTTACGATCACCAGTGGCTGTTTTGCGTTTACCACCGAAGGCATTGAGTGTATCGAATGCATAATTATGTACTGCATCTGGCAAAGAATCATTATTGTATATGGTACGGTACGATACCAATGCAGTTAGCAATTCTGGTGAGATACGTTCATCTTCTTCTAAGGTAAACAAGGCAGTATGCATATCAGAGATAATGGCACCATCCTCATCCTCGATAACTTCGGCTGAGAGGGCCTTGCGAAGTTCCTTGATTTCGTTGAACACCTTTTCTTTAGGTGGTTTCTTTTCTTTAGTGGGTTTGACTTTAGCGCTCTCGAACGTAGTGAGGTTGTTGAGTGCTGCTACGGTAGCAGGAGCGTCATCACCAAGTGCGGATTGTAATGAGAGGTATACAGTGATCAGGATGGCCAGTTGTTCTGAACATTCTGCTGATTCCTTGAACTCTGCTAATGTACCTTCTTCAATGGCTACTGCCAGTTGTTGTTCTTCTTCGGTTTTGATTGGTTGTTCTTGTTCGTGGTCTGACATAATGTGTTCCTATTGTTGTTGTGAGGTATAATTATTCTATCTTTCGATAGAAAATATATCGTATCATAATATGACTAAAATATCACCATTTATTTTATATTTTATCATTTATTCTTTATATAATGCCTATCTCTTTCATTATTTATTGTAAGTGAATAAGCTTTATGCCATGCATTATCATCTACATCATCAAGGTTTTCATTTAGTATAGGTAAATCAAGGTAATGACTTAGACTTTTACCATTTGATTTTCTTATGTCCTCTATAGGTGTATTTAACCAGAATGATAGCACAGTATCACTTAATGTAGCAAACATAAGCCTTTCTAAGTAGTGTGGTATATCATTACTTCTTTGCGGATAAAATCTTTATTACTGTATGGCCTATCTCTTTTTCTCATCTTATTCACCTTAATATTTTTTAGTTATGTTTTCACTTAATTTGTTTAATATTGTTTCTACTCTATGCACCTCTCTACACATAACACTTGGTTGAGACTTATAAAAACTACCCTTCTTCTTTACGTACCACGTACGATCCTTCACCACTTGTTTACCGTCTATGTTACCCTTAATGCGATCAAGCTTATTATCAGCATCCCAACGAACCCACCCGTTGTTTTCTAACCAGAGTGTTATTTCGTTGATAGAGTACTTGTTGCCAGTTGGTAATACTGTAGCTAATAGTTTGGGCCGTGCTACTTCATAGTCTGCTAATAAATCTTCCAATGCTATCTCTTCGTCTGAGCGGGTCATTGCGAACATATCTTCAAAGTATGTAGTTCTGAATGGGCGAGTGTTTGGTGAAAACTTAGAGAGGTCATATTTTAAGAGGTAGTCAAACAGGAAGTTAGGTCCACCACACTTGCGCCACCCCTCGTGGTAGTCTGCTTTCTGTTGAACAGTCATAACATTAGGGGCCCTCACCACAAATGCTCTACGGTCATTAGCTGATAGTGACATTGCATTAAGGTTGTTTGTTATCACCAATACATTACATATATTACGTTGAAATACCTTCTTACCACCCTTAATGTTGAGCATCTGCATATCAGATGACTCGGTTGCTGTTATACGTTTATAATACTCTAATGCTTCTCCATATAATCCAGCAGCTTCAGAGATGTGTAATAATTTAGTCTCATATATGCCGTCATCAAACTTATCCTTAATGTCCTTGTTGCCTATAGGTTTAAATGCCGATCCTAGTATGGTTGCTATTGGCTGAAACAGCGAGTCTTTACCAGCATCCTCTATACCCAAGATTATCGGTTGCCAGTTACACTTAAGCTGGGGCTGTTGTATGGTGAATGCAACCCACCAGAGTAGTGCCTCGGCGTAGTCTGGCTCGGGCACCACATGGTGTAATAAGTCTAGCCATGGGTCTATGGGGCCAGGTTCTGGGGTGATGTTAAAACCACGCCATGTGTTGAGTAAGAGGCGGTTACCGTCCTGTATAGTACGTAGTTGTTGACCATGTGGCATAGGGAACCAGGTGTAGTCTGCCGCTTCATTAAAGCCCTCTTGCATAGATAACCATTTTGTTATTAATGGTTTACCTTTCGTACCAGGAAATTGCCTTAGATAAGATGTGTTAATAGAGTTAGTTGATGCAGGAATACTGATATTAAAGTCATACCATTCGTTTGTTCTTATCACATGGTATATGTTATGTATATGCTCATCGTACTTCTCTGACTCTTTGTTAGATATAGAGTCTATTATTCCCTGTAGCTCTCTGGTCTCTAATGGCGGATGGGTATGTAGTTGGTTGAACACTACCAGTTTTGCTATAGCCTCGGCTTTAGACTGGGTAGTTGCCAAATAATGACCGAGTAGTTGTGTCAACTCAGTATTACGGGAACCATCGTGTATATCATCTGGTGGAGTATAATTGTCTGGTTTGGGTGTTTTGTCTGGCTTTAATAATGTTATAAGTTGGTCGTAAGAATACTTTAATTCTGGATTCCAAGTTGTGAGTTTTACTTTAGGCTTACCAGTTTCGGTTTGGTGTTCTGGCTTCTCATTAATACCAAAGGGTAGGCGTACCAGACGTACCATGCCGTTAAGGCCTGTGTCTGAATAAGGAGACTTTGATAATAGCTTGATTATTGTTTTTGCTCTGGATGGGTTTTCTTCTGGGGTTTGTAGGATGTACCCCCATTGATAGTTGTTAGGGCTGGTCTCTATTACGTACGATGGGGTGAGGGGTGGTGGTGTTGCTTTTGTATTAACATCATCACATACCAAAACGTTGAGAGATTTAAAGTTCTCATTCTTACGGCCATCACCAATGATAGCACATATTGTATAATAGGCTGGGAGATTAGGTGATAAGTCTGATATATGGTTTGATATAGTCTCGTACTTTGACTTACCAATGAATGGTTGTGAGTTTGGATCGGGGAATATTGCTTGCAGGAATTCTTCTACGCTTACATGTTCGCTTGACATTGTATGTACCGGTAATATTAGATGACTACCGCTAGCCACCACCAGACGAGGATCGCCTGACACTAATGCGCCCTCAGAGGCTGGTACAGGCATGAGGGCTAATATAGAGTGCGGTGGTCTCAAATATCGTGAATTATTATATCATAGAATTTTAAAATATGATATAATTTTATGAAAATAAATTGTTTTTATAGTTATAGTTAAAACTGAATAGAATGAAACTTGAGTTTCATTTGAAATATATCTTTGAGGATATATTTGAAAGTAATAACTACTCAAATGAATCCCGGGGATTCATTTTAAATATATCTTTGAGGATATATTTAAAGTAATAACCACCAAATATGAACCCGGATTCATATTTGAAAGTGATAATGTACCACCAAAATACCACCAAAATACCACCAAAATACCACCTTATCAGTGGTACCGAGTGGTACCGGCGGTGGTACCAAGAGTGGTCCCAGAGAATTGGTTCGTAAGTTATTGATTTTCTTATATTTATTATATACTAGTACCAATAGTACCAGTTATATTGAAAAATCTGAGAAGAAGAAAAAAAATTGTATATCGGTTAGAGAAAAAAAACTGGTACCATGGTACTAGTTTTCTAAGATATTGATTTATAACGAGAATTTCAGTTAGGTCTGGTACCAGTCTATTTTCGATCAACCTAGAGAAGCGGCGGATGAACATAGAACATGCAATTAGGCAGTATGAAGCACAAATACTGTCTGAAAAAAAGGTAAAAGCAGGCCTGCGAGCTGAAGAATTAAGAGAAAAGCTAGACCCAGAATCAGCTATTGTAGGGCTATTGCAGCTTGGTGAGGAGGCAAAAACATGCGATTTGGTAGACCTGCCAAGACTGCAATTTAGAGCTACAATACTGACTACTATACTGAAGAAGTGTATGCCAGACCTTAAGGCGCTAGAGATTAGCTCCGAAAGGTCTAAGGTAAACACCCTCATTATTGACATGAGTGAAACAGATATGCTACAATAAAGTCATATTGAGTCGCTAACCAGGCCATAGTAGTTGGGAAGTTGTCGTTTATAGTAAGGTACCATAAAGCAAGTATAATGAATATGCGAAACATGGGCGTACCTCTGGTGATGTGGTGGCCATCCCTGGCCAAGTTGGTTATTGTGTGATGGTTATGGAGTGATTTTTTGAGAAGTTCCAGGTACAGGCCCCAGTTTTCTTCAAACTGTTTCTGATCTTAGACCAGTTGTTATCCAACCCCTCTTTGGCTCTATCTTGAATACCCTCTCCCTTCATCATGGCACAGATTGATTGGTATGATTTGTCACCAACCTTGACTGGTACCTTGGCTTGAACCGGAGTCTTCCTGGCCTTAACCTCAGTTGGTTGGGTAGTCTTTGGTGGAACCAGATATAAACCTCTGGCAGTCTGTGGTATTGCTGGTAACCTAACTACCTCTGAAGCAGTCCAGGGTAGTAATGGGTAGATTGATTTCATTGCTTTTATAGTTTTCATTTTAGTATCTCAATTAGTAAATTATGCTCATATTATATGAGGTCTTATATGATTTGCCAGATCATGTGTATATTGTATCATGATTTTACCACTTGTCAACTATTTATTTTCGCCTATAACAATCAATAAGTTACAACTGTATATACAGTTTATACAGTTTATACAGTTTATACAGTATATACAGTATATACAGTATATACAGTTAAAGTCATACAGCTGATGGGAGGGGGCACTGGTGGTCGAGGCAATGACAAGGCCAAGTCCCTTGTATTTTTAGGATATATAAAAAAAAAAAAAAAAAAAGGAATGTAGTTAAATAGTTAGGTAGTACCTAGATATATGAAAAAATAAATAAAATATATCTTGACGTTTAGATATATTCTATGATATAATTCCGATATCTACTGGGGACTATATGATATATAAGCCAACCATCACTGGTCGTAAATTCCATCTATCTAGGGATATCGATAGCGGCTTCGTACGTACTATTGTTGGACCATTTGGTAGCGGGAAAAGCGTGACATGCGTCATGGAACTTCTGCTGATAGCCTCCTCGCAAGAACCAGGTGAAGATGGTATAAGACGCACCAAGTTCGCTATTATTAGGAATACGTATCGCGAACTGTTAGATACAACTATGGCTACTTTCTTCACATGGATACCTAAAGAGTCTGGTACGTATTCTGCTCTAAATATGACATTCGTATTAGATCAACAGTTGCCTGATGGTACCACGCTACAAGCTGAATTCTTATTCAGGGCTTTAGATAAGCCTGATGATATTAAGAAACTACTCTCATTAGACATAACAGCTGCCTGGATAAACGAGGTAAGAGAAATATCTAAAACTGTGTTTGATGCCGTTCAAGGCCGTGTAGGCAGATACCCTCCTCGTATCCTTGGTACCACCCCTACCTTTTTCGGCCTCATCGCAGATACAAACGCTCCAGACTCTGACCATTGGTACTACACGCTATTCGAGGAGCAAAAACCACCTAACCATATAATATTCCACCAACCCAGTGGTCTCTCAGCAAACGCAGAGAATATACAGAATCTGCCTAAAAACTACTACCAGAATATGTCTCATGGTAAGACTAAAAACTGGGTTAATGTCTACGTACATGGTCTCTACGGGTTCATCGCCGATGGTAGACCAGTCTGGCCAGAGTATAAGGATGATGTACACTTCTCTCCTGTCCCCTATACTCCAGATCCGCGTCTACCACTGTACGTTGGTATTGACTTTGGTTTAACACCAGCTGCTGTCATAGGCCAGAAACTAACATCTGGTCAATTTGTAATATTCGACGAACTAGCCACCTGGGACATGGGTGCCGTTTCTTTTGGTAAACTCTTAAAAGAAAAACTGAACCACGACTATCGCGACTTCAAGCAAATAGAAGTCTATGGTGATCCAGCTGGTACGGGCAGATCACAGTCTGACGAGTCAACACCTTTCCAGATGTTGTCCAACCAAGGTATAGACGCCTATCCGACGTACACCAACGACTTCGAGATCAGAAGGGAGGTTCCAGCCGACTATATGCTGCGCCTCAGTTTCGATGGTAACCCAGCCTTTCAGATACGCCCCAATGCTCCTACCGTGAGGAAGGCATGTGGTGGCGGGTATAAGTATAAGCGACTACAGGTGACGGGAGAAGACCGCTTCCATGACACGCCGGATAAGTCAAAGTACTCTCACGCTGGTGATGCCCTACAGTATCTGATGCTGGGTGCTGTTGGTGGGGATCGTGTGGTTGGTGGTTATGGCACACAGCCAATAGATTACAGCAGAACCAACCAGATGATAGTGTAGTCTAGTGCTACACACAGATAAGTATGAGTTGGACACAAAGATACATAGTTTAGAATACATGGTGCACCAAGAGACATTTAAACTTTATTCAGCTCACCGTAGGTCTATACTACTAGACCAGTTGTACGCAATGAAGCAATATTCAGAATGCCTTAGAAAACTTATAGACCTTACACAAGCAGAGAATAGAGCAAATGGCCATTAACTTAGACACCCTTTTATTAGAACTGAATACAGCCGCAGATTTGGAGAAGACTAACATCAAAGGCTACACTGACATACTGTCATTTCCGTCTGTAACCAGCTTGTCTAAGGGTATTATAACCACAGCTAAGAATGAGTCAGATACTCGCTTGGATGTGCTAATTAAAACCATCACAGCAATACACAACTTGGTGAACTCTGGTTACCCAGCGGTAACCTACCCAACAATAGATACTGCCAGTATAACTCAGATTAACACTGAAATTGATACTGAGGTTGCTGGTATTCGTAAAGTAATGAAGAAATTAGGGAGTACAGTATAATGGCAAAAACTAAAAAGAAAGAGCCTCCAATGCCAGGTAAGCCAGGTAAGCCAGGTAAGCCAGGTAAGAAAGGTTGCTAGAATGCACAACAGGCACCAAGAGCATGACGATGACGATGACGATGAACGCCGTCGTCATAAATTTACACATTTTGAAGAGGCTATTATAATGAAATTGAATGAATTGCTGGCTATTAACGTATCTGTTAAAGACCAATTGAACAAAGCGGAACAAGAAATTATTGCAAAGGTCACCACCTTGCAAGAAAAGATCCAAGAGCTGATCGACGCAGCATCCAATGCAGACCTGCCGCAAGATGTGGTCGATTCATTGGTAGAAGTACAAACCGCTGCGCAATCTCTAGATGACTTGAATCCAGATGTTGTTGAAGAACCACCTGTAGAACCATTAACTTGAATTGATGCTGTAGGTAACTGGGAATAGAATGTCTAGTTTTACTGACTGGTTACGTAGCCACTTACAAGACTATGGCCAGTTAGTAGAACCTGGTACGCCACTGAACAATCAGTACCAGCAGTTAAAGAGTAACGTATCACAAAATGTGCCGCCATCGCAAGCCTTTAGAGACCCATCTCAACTATCGGAATGGTCACAGGCGGCAGCATTGAACGCACCCAGCTTGGGTACAATTAAAAAGTTAAACCCTAATGTTAGGAAAGCTGCATTAGAAGCTATTGATAAAGGGGCAACTTATAAGCAGTTATGGCGAGATTTTCAAGCTTACCCATGGATGACAAAGAACGGTAAAAGAACGGTGTTAGGTGAGATACCTGATACATTAGAAAGTGATGTATATTGGAGGCAACAGCATCCTTTAGAGCCAGGATTTGTAGATCCATTGCCCATGCACCTTAAGCACGACCAACTGTATGCGGAACAACCTGAGATGGCTAATTTGTATCTTACGCACGAACCTAATTATGAAGGTGGCACTGCTGGGTTTTTCCAAGCTCCTAACCTTATAAATTTGTTGGGGCCAGATGGTGGTAAAACGGTTGGTGGTAAAAAGACTACATTGCATGAAATAGGGCATGCTCAACAGTATAATATGAATTTGCCTGGTGGTGCTAATAGTAACCAATATACACCAAAAGAAGTGCTCAGGTGGCAAACGCAGTCCACTAAAGGGCTGCAAGATATGGTTGATAGAATAGCCAAAAGATTTGATATAAAAGACTTAGCTCAAAAACAGTATGGTGATCCCGGGGTTATTGGTAAAATTAATGACGCTCTTTACTATAATACTAAAGGTATTGAGAATCAATACTTAAGGAATAAGCTTGGTAATTTAAGCAGGAGCACGCGTAATCCAGCTTTTGGTAAGTACTACAATGACCCTGGTGAAGCGCAGGCAAGAATGATTGATGCTAGGTCAGATTATTCACCAAGGCAGCTAATAAAAGAATCACCTATAGAAACAATGCTGAAAGATGGCTATTCATTGCAAGATATATTTAAACCACATCGTAAACCATAATGGCCAAACAAAAGAAACTCACTGACGACGATATACTAGCTATCATAGCCAATGAGCTATCTATGGCCGAAGCAACGTCCCAGACTAGCCAAGACTTAAGTGTTCCTCTTGATTATTACCTTGGTAATGCTGTTGGTAATGAGCAAGAGGGCCGAAGCGCCCTAGTCTCTACCGATGTGGCAGATGCAATTGAGTGGATTATCCCACAGGTCATGAAGTCGTTCACTCAGAATAATGAGGTGGTAATATTCGACCCCACCTCCCCAGATGATGAGAAGCAAGCGGAACTGGAATCAGAATTCGTTTACGACATATTAATGAAGCAAAATGATGGTTTTATATTAATCCATCAGTTTGTAAAAGACGCTCTTATGCAGCGCAATGGTATACTTAAGGTATATTATGAAAATAATGAAGAAGTTACAACAGAGTCATATAGTGGCCTATCTGAGGAGCAATTACAGATGTTGGTGGCCGATAAGACTGTTGAGATTTTAAACTTATCTGTGACAGAACAATTTACACCAGATGGACAGCCTATTTCATTCTATGATGTCAAAATTAAAGTCACTAACAGTAACCCAAAAATATGTATTGATGCTGTCCCTCCTGAACAGTTCCGCTTTAGTGCTCAGCATAATTCTATAAATCTTGATACTGCGCGGTTCACCAGTCATATTGTGACCAAAAGTGTATCAGACCTTATAGAAGAAGGTTATGACAAAGAGGTGGTACAAGATTTAGGTGAAGCTGATATGCAGAGGTCAGCCTATCGCTTCGGTGCGCAGAACGAAAATACCATTATACCCGCCACATTTGTAGATGACCTATCCAGCAAACTGGTTGACGTATGTGAGTGTTTCCTTAAGCTCGATGTGAATGGTGACGGTATTGCCACGCCTATGAAGATAACTGTTGGAAACTCCAGCCCTCCATCAGTAGTCCTCAGTAAAGAAGAAGTAGATTACAGCCCATGGGTAGCGTGTACAGCTATCATAATGTCCCATAAGTTTAAAGGCCTCAGTATTTATGACAGACTTAAACAAATTCAGGACAACAAAACCGCTCTCCTTCGTAACATTATGGACAATCTCTATTTGCAAAACAATCAGAGAAACATCATTGTTGAGGGACAGGTTAATATTGATGATATGCTTGTTTCAAGGCCTGGTGGTATTATTCGTGCTAAACGCATTGACGCTATTACTCCACTCCAGACTCCTATGATTGGTGATACTGGCTTCACAATGATGAAGTATCTAGATGAAGTCAAAGCGGGACGCGTGGGTGTATCATCCGAAGGAACTGCTACGCCACAGAACATTGGTGATCGTGTTGGCTCAGAAGGTGTTGAGCGCATGATGACAGCAAAGGAAGAACTTGTTGGTCTTATTATAAGGGTAATTTGTGAAACCGGAATCAAACCACTTTGTACGAAAATACGTGATCTTGCAGTCAAACACCTGGACACTGTTCAGGATTTTAAGTTCAGAGGGGAATGGGTACAGGTCAATCCTTCATCATGGAAACCAAGACTCAAAAGTACCGTACGCGTCGGCACTGGTACAGGAGATCATCAAAAACAATTAGCGGCTGTAACGCAAGTTACGCAGATGCAATCTGCTCTAGCTCAAACTCCATTGGGTTATATGGTAGCCCCAGGCAAGGTATATAGTGCTCTTGATGACTTGTGTAAGTTTTCTGGTCTTAATGGTGCTGCTCGGTATTTTGTTGATCCTTCTAGCCCAGAGGGGCAGCAACTGGCACAGCAGGCGCAGAAGTCGTCTCAAGAAGCTAGTCAAAAGCAGGAGCAAGCCCAGATGGAGACTATCCGCCAGCAAGCCGAATTGGCGAAGTCTGCAACGACAACAGCAGAATCCATGATGCAGAATGTTCAACTCAAAGGACAGGTAGAATTAGGAAAACACCAACGTGAGATGGACAAGGCAACCTCCCAAGCTCAAATTGAAGCTCTCAAAATGGAAGTTCAAAAACAAACGTTGCTTCTTGAAGCTATTAAGACTAAGCACAAAGATGAGTTGGACAAAGAGAAAATGTTGTTGGATGCCGCGATCAAATTAACTGATATAGAAGCAAAAGCCAAAGCTGATCAGGATGCAAATTTCATAGTTAATCAGCAACTGATCCAGTCAGCGGAAGAATCAAGTGATAAGGCAGAGGGTGAAACAGAGTAATGAAATGGGCAGTTCTCTATGTGATATTTATTTTTGTGGTGGCATGGGCTGGTTTCCATTTAGGTGATGATATTTTTAACATGATATACAAAAGGTGAAGCAATGAATGATTATGTCGTAATAGAAAGCGTGGACTTAGGTTCTCTGTGTAAACGCGTTAACGAAGGCATGGATGATGGTTATTACCCGCTGGGCAATATTACAGTTCATGAGCACTATGAGGAAGATGAAGAATCCAAGGTTGACCGTATCTTTTACCAAGCGATGGCGAAGTACAAACAATGAATGAATTGCAACTTGAAAATGAAATAGTTATTGGTGAAAAGGCTAGTAAAGCATGGAACCTTTGGGTTGCTGGTTACGTAGCTGTTCAACAAAATGCTTTATTTGAAGAATTCAAGCAGGCTAATTTTGGCTCCTATAATAATATTCAAGCACGTATCAATGCCATTAATGAGCTTGAACGCGCTATCAAACAAGATATAGAAACTGGCAAGTTAGCCAGTAAACAGCTAAAAGGTGAGTGATGGTAACTCCTGTATTAGAAAGAGATGACAAGTCACGCCAGATGCTGAAAGATTATCAGGATGCAGTATCAGGCAAGACTAAAGTGAGCCAGAAGAAGCAAATGGAAATGTTGCAGGAAAGACTTGCATACGACCATCAGTTAAGAGCGGCTCAACATGGGCCTGCTAATGATATACAACCAAAAGGTGAGTAAATGAGTAACGAAATTAATGTCACAACCGATTCTACCCCAGTGGCGACCGGAAGTGTAACAGACCAAATATCAGCGTTGTTGATGGAAGAACAAAATCCACAACCTGTAAAGAAAGAACCTAAAGCAGCAAAGCCCAAAGCTCCAGAATCTGAGCCGGAATTACCCCCAAGCGAAGATTCAATGGACAGTGACGAAGATGTAGAAGGTTATGATGAACCTGGTGACCCCGATGAAGTTGAGGAACCAGACTTACCTGATAATGAAGATGATGATGGTGAAACCACATGGTCTAAAGTATTAGGCGTACCAGAAGATAAAGTTGTCCTTGATGACGATGGTGAGTTCGCAGGCTTTAAAATTAAAGTCGATGGTAAAGTTGAGGTTATTCCCACTGCTGATCTAATAGCAGGGTTTCAGAATAACAAATCAAATACTCAAAAGAGCAAAGCTATAGCGGAAGAAAAGAAACAGCTTGAAGCACATAAAACCCAACTCTTACAAGAGTATGGTAACAAGATTAAAGATGCTGAGGCATTAACCACTTACCTTGAGAACTCACTGGTTAAAGAGTATCAAGGTGTAGACTGGAATAACCTACGCTACAGTAATCCTGGTGAGTATGCTGCACTGGTACAAGATTACAACATTCGTGTTGATGAAATACAAAAGATTAAAACGGCTACTGACACTGTAAAACAGCAAGAGATAGAAAATTACCAACAAGAGTTTGGGCAAAGAACGCAAGCATATATACAAGGTCAAGTTCAACAAGCGATAGAGAAACACCCAGAATGGCAAGATACAAAGAAGTTTAAAGCAGCCCTTGGGGATATGCAAAACTTTGTAACTGAAACTTATGGATTCTCCGCTCAAGAATTTGCAGATGTAAAAGATGCCCGTATATTGGACTTAATTTTGGATGCTAAAAGGTATCGTGCTGGTAAGACAGTCGCAGAGCAAAAACTCGCTAAACCTGTTGGTAAGTTTCAAAAACCTACTGGAAAGGTTAAGCCATCCAAAACCAAATTAGAGCAACTGACTAGCAAAGCTAAGGCTTCAAGCGGTTATGCAAAACACGCAGCGGAAACGGATGCGGTGGCAGAGTTGCTCAAAAACATTTACTAGGGGTAAATTAAAATGAGTTCCGCAAATCTGGACAGTGCCGATCTGAAAGCGGCTACATACAAAGGCTTGATCCGCGAAGATGTAATGAATCGCATCTTTGATATAAGCCGAATTCCACTGCCATTTACCGATTTGATTGGTAGTGATACGCACAAAAATGAATACTGTGAATGGACGCTTGATGCATTAGCATCACCAAACATTGCCAATGCTGTAGTTGACGGCTCAGATGCTGGATCAACTAACACTGTTATTGGTACACGTGTTGGTAACCATTCACAAATCTCAACCAAGGTTGTCCGCGTCTCTTTCCGTGCTGATGCATCTGATGTTATTGGTCGTACTAAAGAAACTTCTTATCAGGTAATGAGACGCCAACAGGAGTTACGTCGTGATGTTGATGCAATCGCTCTTGTTAACCAAGCTTCAGTTGCAGACGATGGCGGCTCTACAGCAGGTAAAGTCGGTGGTTTGCCTAGTTGGTTGGCTTCTCATAACTATGGTGGTACCGCTGGTGGGTTCTCTACTTCTACTGGTCTTACTGTGGCCCGTACTCCTACTGCAGCTCGTGCACTTACAGAAACTCTTGTTCGAGATGCAGTACAAGCTGTTTACCAAGACGGTGGCGATCCTACTGTTATGATGTCAATTCCTGGCGTCATCCGTAAATTCTCTGAATACCTGTTCACATCATCTGCCAGAGTGGCAACATTGATGGCTGACCAAGGTAAGTCCACGGAAGCGGCTACTGCTCTTGGTTCTGTTAACGTGTTTGTGACTGACTTTGGTACTTTGAAATTAGTTCCAAACCGTCTTCAGCAAACCCATACTGACTCTGGCTCAACCCAGGTTGCTGATGTGTTTATTCTTGATCCTTCCTATCTGTCCCTTTCTTATATTAAAGGCTACAGAACAGAAGACTTGGCTAGAACAGGTTTGGCTGAAAACAAACACATGTCAGTTGACTGGTCTTTAAAAGTATTGACTGAAAAAGCGCATGCAATCATTGGTGATATTAGCACCACGGCTGCTGTAACCCTTTAAATAAACAAACAGAATAATACCTGTATAGTTTTCCTACTGTGGTTATTCACCTTTCCACAGTAGGTTTTAATTTTGGAGAATGAAATGGTAAGTACAACGACAACACCTGTAGCACCTAAGAAAGTTGCTCCACACCAAGAAGCTATTGAAAAAACACCTGTGGAAAATACATCCAACATACACAATGATGACCGTATTATCAGCACGCAAGAGCAAGCTGAGCGTGACTGGTTAGCAGAGCCCAAAGACCTGTTAGCTGAAAGAGCTTATGCAAGAGCAGAGGGTAAAACTGTTGCTCCAAGAGCACCTTTGGCACATGTTGAAACTGTCCGTGTAAGAAACGTTTTTACACAGAATGTTGCACTTGAAAGTGGTATATTACTTCCAGGTGAAGAAGGCATTGCAACTATAGCTGAGTCCAGTAATCTTGTTGGAAAATATTTAGAGGTTCTGTAATGAGTGAGTCTGCTTTTGATGGCGTTATTAAATCTGAGTTTCTATCTCACATTGATGAAGTCTGTCATAGGCAGACTCAACCATCAGAGAATTTAATACTTGCAAGGAACGCCGAATTAAGAAAGAATCCTGGTGTTATATACGACCTTGGTGAACAAGGCGGTGACACGTGGGGAAGAATGGTGGCATCAATACCAATGAATATGTTTGAAAAAGCTATTCGTGATGGTTATGCGCTTAATCATAAAGATACAGATATAGCAGCTACCGCAATGATGAATTATTTATTAACGCCAGATGGCAAAGCCTGTCTGGTTCAGGGGAAACGTTAATGGGCCAGTTACGCTATACCGCAGCAGAAGATCAAACCACTTTAAAAACAGCAGACGTAAGATTAGCTGAATCTTTTCAAGATGGTCGCAGAGGTTTAATTGCTGGAGCTAATACTAATCCTCACGTATCTGGCTCAGAGACTTATGCAGCCTATGAAGCTGGATATGCACTAGTTACACCTGAAGGCCATTTTGATGGTGGTGCCTTAGCAATCCCAATCACCATGCCGGATTTGGCGGATGAAACGATTGAGGATGCCAGTGCTCTCATTGTTGCCGCTGGCTTAGTCGTCGGCAAGATTACCGGCGCTTTTGGCGTAGTTACCAGTCAATTACCCGCTGCCGCAGCCAAGACGCAACCGGGCGATGTAGTGACGTTTACGGCGAAAGTAGAAGTCCCTGACCTGGAAGGCAAGACCGCCGCCGAAGCCGATGAAGCCTTGATTACAGCACATTTGGTATCTGGCGTAGTCACCGGCACAACTGGCGTGGTGACCGTTCAACTACCGCTTGCCGCAGCACTCGCTGTTAGCGGTTCAGCCGTTGCTTATACCATTGCTTAAGTCATGACCGCTTTATACCTTAAACGAAGCGTTAACGTACTGACACGGGGCAACCCAGACATCCGTTCGCACGTATTGAAAACTAAAAGTATTTTGGAGAATAATAACGTGGCAACTATACCCGTAACAATCACAACAACACGTCCTAATGACACAAATGCTTATGCGGTAGGTGATGTTATTGGCTCCGCAACAGGCTCGACCGCAGCCGTTAAATTGCCTTCTATTGGCCCAACAGGTGGCGTTATACGTGTCACGGGTTCACGCCATGAAATTGATGTTGCAGCAATACCTACGGTAACATCAGGACAATGGGGATTCGTCTTACACGTTTATAGTGCTGCACCTCCCTCCGCTTATGGTGATAATGCTGCATGGGACTTACCGGCGGGCGACCGGCCTTATTATTTGGGTTTTGTGGAATTGGGCGCACCTTTAGATACTGGCTCAACACTCTATATTCAGCAAACCGGCCTTGATTATGATTTTGAATTAACAACCGCCGATTTATGGTGTTATCACGTTACCAAAGGGGCTTATACGCCGACCGCATCAGCCGTTAAGACGACAAAACTTTACGCAATGGCGATGTAGTCATGCAGACTCAAAAGAAAGTTGTCTTGTTAACCAGTAACCCCAAGCCGGCGCTTGACCTGGATTTCTCGAAAACGCCACAGATAGACTCACGGCTGACGTTTGCGCGCAGTACGACAGGCACAGTGGTTGACTTTGAAGGACTGGTTAAGACCGCTAAGGTTAATGAGGTGCGGTTTACTGGCGCTCGGCGGGTTGAGAATTTACTGCCCAATACAAGTTTTACAACAGGCTGGACAGCGACGAATTTAACAGTAGCCACAGGAATTGCTGACCCTTTAGGGGGTACAACAGGGGCAAGGCTTACAGCAACCGCTGGAAATGCAGAACTATATAAAACAATTCCTGCATTTGGTGTGGCGAGTTCTGCACTTTCCACAGTCTATATTCGCAGAGTTTCAGGCACGGGTGCAATACGGTTTTATAACCCAGCAACAACAGGATTCGTTGATGTTGCAGCGCAACTAACGTCTAGTTATAAAAGATTTACTTATGGGCAAGTATCGCTTTCGGGTGTATCGGTTCCCTATTTTGATTTGGTTATTGTTACCAATGGCGATGTGATAGAGGTGGCTTTCCCAACGATGGAAAACGTCACCGGCCAAGCCAACCAGAACCCATCAGAATACGTGTCAGTTGGCGTTCTCTCAGCCCCTTGGCAAGGTGCGGGTAAAGATGGGGTGCAATACTTTACAACGACCAATGGCAACACCGTCAGCTCGAATGTTGTCACCGAAGCCGCAGGCACACCACTCACTAATGCCATCACCCTACTGGCCGAAGGAGCGCGGACGAATCTGTGTTTGCAGTCTGAAGGATTCTCAAGTGCAACATGGGTTAAAGATAATGTCACCGTTACCGCCAATTCAATCGCCGGGCCTGATGGCGTCGCAACAGCCGACACATTAACGGCAAGTTCAGTGAATGGAACGGTTTTACAAACGATTACATCAGCAAGTTCTGAGCGTACCTTTTCTGTTTACCTGAAGCGTAAAACAGGGACAGGTACCATTCAGCTTACGGTTGACGAAGGAACTACATGGGTAACTGTTGCAATTACGTCATCATGGGTCAGGTATTCAATGTATAAGGCTGGGATAACTAATCCCAGGATTGGCATACGTATTGTGACTAATGGGGATGCCATTTACGCTGATGCGACGCAATTAGAAAATAATCCTAATTACTCAAGCTACATTCCAACAACCACTGTAGCCCTCACCCGCGCTGCCGATGTAGCCAGTTTTACCGGCGCAGGCTTGTCTTGGTACAACAGTCAGCAAGGCACGTTTGCCATCACCGCGTCAGGTTCAGCATTTAAAGCCCCTTCCGACTTCGGCGCATTTGCTTTGACGTATGCCAGTCAAACGAAATACACGCTAAGTTATAACAACAGCGTAAAGAATGGCAGCACGTATCTTTATACCGCAGCCACTCTATCAAACCCCACCGAATACACTAGCGTTGCAGTACCGACAACGATTTATGTTAATGCCGCTGGAATAGCCAATATAAGCCGTTTTACCTATTACCCGAAAGCTCTGAAGCTCAACAAGATGGCGGCTCTATTATGAAATATAAATGCGCTATTTGTGGCTGGACAGGCGAAGAAAATGAGCTATACGACGATTATGCTATAGACGCTGATGGTGGTGAGATAGGGTCTAACACTGTATGCCCTGAATGCTCAGGCTGGTCTTGTGAGAAAGTTGCAGATGATGATTAAGTTATTAATACTATTTCTTTTAGCAGGCTGCTCGGCTCAATATGACAGTTATCAACCTGCATCCAAGCTACCCGCTGGCTTTGACAAGGAAGCCATTAACCGCTATTTGTTAACCCAGTATAAGAACGTCCCGAATGAGCAAGTGCGTGTCATCTATTACCGTGATGACAAGTATCTTAGCGATGAAATTGTTGCCAATGGGAGCTACACGGGTGCAGTTGCTAATGGGTTACAGATTGTTACTAATTGCGCGGCTATACAATGCAATCAGGTGGTTTTAGCGCATAACCATCCTGGTGAATACTTTGCTTCAGCCAGCGGTATCGACTATGACAATGCCGATAAATTTGATGACATGATGGCACAGGCGAAGATAACAGCGGCGTATGTAGTCGTGGGAACGTCAGAGGTTAATTGGATATATTAATGAAAACATTTGAACTAATATCAGATTCTATAAAGGCCACCTTTCTGGTTATCTTTGTGTTGCCTTTCATCCTGCTAGTGCTTGTCACGGGTTGCTCAACCACACCTAAAAACTGCCAACAAGCTGCCTGGGAAGATGCTGGCCAAGCGATGGCAAATGTGCAATACCAGCTTAAAGAACAATTAGAGTGGGACAAATACGTAAACTGCACCATAACCAACGGGTGCGCAAATGCTCCGCTTTTATATTCAGTCAATTCGGGCTTAACGTCAGGCCCGTACAGTGATACCCATTACCGTGGTTTAAGTCCACGGCAAGCCTATGATAAGGCCATGTTGCTATGTGGAAAGTAATCGTCTTACTGTTAATTTCATGCCAAGCATTAGGCGCGGCATTTCCTGGCGCGGAAGGCGGCGGGGCGTTGTCTATCGGTGGCCGTAATGGGGCAGTTGTTGAAGTTACTAATCTTAATAATTCTGGTGCTGGTAGTCTTAGAGCTTGCGCTGAAGTGCAGAGAAACCCCAGAACTTGCGTTTTCAGGGTGGGCGGATCAATCCACTTATTAACCCCCATTGCTATCAGAAACCCTTATATCACCATTGCCGGACAAACGGCGCCGGGGGGTGGCATACAACTTGAGTCAAAAGGCGTTGCTTCCGTAATACTAAACATCAGCACCCATGATGTGATTATCCAGTACGTTAAACTCAGAAAAGGCTATGCAGCCAGTTGTACGTATGCAAGCCAAGGTTGTGGCACTAATCTTGGCATTTGGGGCGGCTATAACATCATCGTTGACCACTTGTCGTTAGCCTGGTCTATGGATGACTCGGTGAATTACTGGGGTGTTATGCGTGATACCACTATCCAGAACAGTATTGTTGCTGAAGGTTTAAAAGTTCAGTCCACGGCGTTTAACATCGGTAATGGTGCCGGTGGTAATATTGATATCCACCATAATTTATTAATGACGTTTCACTTACGAATCCCAGAATATCAGGGCGTTGCCAGTTCTCGACTGGTAAATAACATTTTCTACAATAACGAAGTGTTGAACGTGCAGTTGTTAACCGGCACCACGGGCAAAGTTGATTCTATTGGTAATGTATTTAAGATGGGGCCACTTAGCCAAACCGCAGCGAATAAAAGCCCTGAGTTGGTCGGTGGGGGGAAAACGTCTTTGTATATGCTAAGTAATAGGGGTCGTCATCAAGCTAATCCAGCGGGAAACCAGTGGGGCATGGCTTTTGTGGGAAAGTATAATGATGTGACAACCGGGCCTTGGCCGACTTCAGGCAGACGCGCTACACCACTGACTAAGACATTTATCCCGATTGTCCCCACCTCAACGGCGGGCTTGATTGACAGCTTATTGCCGACGGTAGGCGCATCCAGACGGCTCGATTGTGCAGGTGGCTGGGTGATGAATAGGGATAGTGTGGACACTCGCTTAGTCAAACAAGTCCAGACTAACACCGGCAATAAGACGATTATCGCCAAAGAATCAGACGTGGGCGGTTATCCAACATTGGATAAAGGCACACCCTGTCCTGACAACGATAAGGACGGAATGCCGAACGCTTGGGAGCTTGGGCATAAACTCAACCCTAATAACGCAGCAGACCGCAACTACACGGCGGCTAATGGTTATAGGAACCTCGAAAACTACCTGGCGGGCTTATGAGTAACCCGGACGACTACCCACAACGACGGGCAGATGACCGGGCGGCAATGGGTTTGGTTTATACGCTGACTGAACGGGTAAGTGCCATTATTCAGCGTTTTGATGATTACGCAGAAAAGCAGGAAGCGGTACAACGAGACATCCGCACCAAGCTGGATAATCATGAAACGATGGTGATTAAAGCCCTGAACTCGTGGCAATGGTTCGCGATGATTGTCAGTGTACTGAGTGGTTGTATTGCTGGCTTATTTGTCTGGGGTTACACAGAATACTCAATGCTCCGTGATTCGGTATTAATACATCATTCCGAATCTGAACAAGTTTGGGAAAAGCAAAAAGATATCAACGAAACCGTTGAAGAACAAATAAAAATGTTACTGGGAGGTAATAGAGGTGGACATTAGGTGGAATGAGCCAAGTACAAAAAGGGGTCTGGTCTGGATTCTAACCAGCATTGTAAGCATCTTCGCGCCGTCGATGGGAACTAACCCTGAAACAGTCTGGGCAATTGGCGGTGCGGTTGCAGGTGCGCTAGGCGTGACTTTGCCGGATAGGCAAATTGATAAAATATTTTCACGTAAAGGTGACTAACAAATGACATACGATGAAATTGTAAACATTTCACTATCCTATGCTGATAGAACCGATACGGCTGTTACCAGTCGCATAGATTTATTCATGCGGATGGTGGAATCAAGGATTAACCGCTTGCTAGTCATCGAAGATATGTCAGTTCGGTATGTGTTTCCTGAGCCTAATCCGGCCAATGGACGCTACGATTTACCCGTGGATTTCTCTGCCATTCAGGACATTGCCATCGTGGGCTTGGTTGATACTACAGACCGTAAAACACTGGCGTTGATTAACCCCGAACAGATGAACACAGCGACCAGTAACGTCAATATTGACAGCAGCCTGAAACATTTTTATCAAATACTCGGTAGCCAGTTGATTATTCAGCCGCCTGTTGTTGATGGCACTAGTGCGCTTGAGATTGTTTATTATGGCAACATCATTCCTTTAGGGGGCGCGGTGGTAAATGGTGAAGTCGCGACCGTTGTTGATAGCAACTGGATTTCAACTAACCATCCCGATTTATACATCAACGGCATACTGACCGAGATTAACGCCTTTGTTAAAGATGCGGAAACATCAGCCCTGTGGGATGGTAGATTTAGGCAAGTTATCGGTGAACTGACCGAAGCAGATAATGTGCTGGTGTATTCCGGGACGCCTTTAATGACTAGAATAGGATAAGACAGTGAGTAAAGAAACAACCACTACAATAGCTGGCTTAGTAGCCGCAAACCCAACTGCTGGTGACCCATTCAGTGAGGGTGACGATCATTTGAGGACGATTAAAACGGTTTTAAAAACCATCTTCCCTGGCTCTGGTGGCGGTGGCTTTAGCACACCCCTTACCGCATCAGAAGCAGAGCTTAATTATGTAAATGGCGTCACCTCGCCAATTCAAACGCAGCTTAATACCTTGACAGCCGGAGTTACTGCGTTAGTCCCACGCGGCGTAATTTGTCTGTGGGTGGGTACGGTTGCAAATATCCCCGATGGTTGGGTTTTATGCGATGGTGATAATGGTACCGTAGATTTATCAGGTCGGTTTGTCTTAGGTTATGGCGGGGCTTATACGTCGATGTACGCGGCGGGCGGTTATACCGATGGGCAGATTTTAACCCATACGCACGTAGCTACGGCGGCAGCTCATGCCCACACCTACGCAGAAGTTGTCAGTGCTGTGGGCGCTGGGGTTATAGCACATCAAACGAATGGAGATTACGCTATTGTTAGCGCATCAACTGGCAACACCACGGTAACGGTAACTAACGCGGCACCATCGGGTGCTGTTGCTGTGACGGGACGAAACATGCCTCCGTACTTTGTCTTAGCGTACATCATGAAGTCATAAGACCATGCAGCCGTTACTCAACTTAAAACTGACCGGCAATTACGGGGTTAATTATGACCTGGAGCCCTGTGACCTGGACTTAAACACCCTGACCAGTGGTAAGAATTTCTTACTTCGCAATGGTAAGGTGCAGTCGTTTTATGGTTCGACCTTTGTCACCGCTGATGTGGTGTCTCATAACCTTGCCCAGATTATGTTCGCGTCATCACCGCCAAATAACTTTTATCTATGCATGGGAAACAAGGCTGTTTGGGTGTTTGATGGCTCTGTGTGGGCGTCGATAGGCTCTGGTGGTTATTCATTGATGACTGCTGATGATGAATACTTTTGGACGTATTGCAGCATGGGCTTAATCCCGGTGATTAATAACCCCCAAGGCTATCCACAATACTGGAGTCCACAGTCCACCAGTCAGGTAGTCACCAATTTACCTTATAGTTCTACACAAACCTGGACAGCAAAAGGTTTCCGTTGTGATGTGATTCGTTCTCATAAGAACTTTTTGTTTGCTCTTGGTATGTACGAAGGTGGGACGCATTATCCTAATAACTATCGTTGGTCAACCGCTGCGGATAATAATGGCATCCCCTACACATGGGAACCGACAGACCTTTCCGGCATAGCGGGACAAGCATCAATATTAGGTGATAATGGCCCGATTGTTGACGGGTTATCATTAAGAGACTCATTCTGCATCTATACAACCGATGGCATTACTATTCTTGAGCCATCTGGTGATAGCTATATCTGGCGGGCACGGTCGTTATCCAACACAGTGGGTTTGCTGACTACAAATTGCATTGCCAGTATTAACGGGGTGCATATCTTCCTGTCACGCGGCGATATACTGTTGAATGACGGTAATTCACTTCGGAGTGTGGTTGATAAAAAAGTAAGAACTCGACTGAAGGGTTTGGCAAACAGTACCTATTTCCACAGAAGTTATTGTGTCTGTGATGAACGAACC